TGTTTCCCATCTGGACTTATTCGTTCCAATCTCCCTAACTCTAATATCATGGGGTGCTATATGCTTAGAATAGTTATATCCTTTGTCATCTATGACATTCAGATAATGCTCTAAACCCTCACCGGAGTTTTCGTAGCAGTCGATAATTCTAACTTCTTCACCATGTCGTTGAGCAAAGGTGATTACTGTGCTATCGTTCATTCCTAAATCCCACCAGGTTTCGACTGATAAATTTTCGTCAATATCAAAATTAGTAATTCTGCCTTTCTCCTCTAATTCCTCAATTGTCTTACCATAGTAAGAACCTGATATTCCAGCTTGGAAAGAACATTCAAACTCTTGAGCATAAGCCTCTGGCGACATGGTTGCTTTAGCAGCATCTAATTCTTCTTGAGCAATAATTTTAGTTTCACTAGCTTTGAATACTTTAGTGAACCAGTCCTTGTTGTATTTAGCTCTTTCATGTAAATCAAAAAACCAATTTCTTCCCATCGGAGTTCCTATGAATATTGCAAATCCCATTCTGTCGGAAAGTGCTGGTCTTAAAATGGTATCAAAAAGGTCTGGCGAAAGGTTTTGAGTTTCATCGCAAACTATCCCATCAAAATACTGACCTCTAATGGCAGCACTATTCTCACCCCCAATAATTTGAATACGACTATTGTTGACTGAGAAATCTACTCTTAGTTCAGACTCATTGAATTTTGTTCCTGGTATGGCAGAGGAAAATTGTTTCATATAATCCCATGCAGTTGATTTCCCTTGCAGACGAAATGGAGAGATAAAAGCATATCTAGGATAGGGTTTAGTGTTCGTTAGAGCAGCCTTAATTAAGTGATTGATGGCAAATACAGTCTTACCCCCTCTACGATGGACAATGACCACATTAAATCGGTTCTTATCGCATTTATCATGCAAAAAATTTTGGATTTCTCTTGGCTTGTATGGAATTACAATTTGTTTCATTTTAAAACAAAACCCCCCTCTATTCTTTGTTTGGCAATATCAAAATATTTCTCATCTTTTTCAATACCTATAAAGTTTCTATTAAGGTTTTTACAAGCAACACCAGTAGAACCTGAACCCATTGTAAAATCTAATACAGTATCACTTTCATTAGTATAGGTTTTTATTAGATATTCAAGTAAAGCTACTGGTTTTTGAGTTGGGTGTATATTTGTATTAATATCTTTATTTATTTTTAAAACACTTTTAGGATTTCTAAAGCCATCATCAGCATTTCTAGTTCTTTTTAATTCATTACCAATATGATCTTTGTTTGTAATTGGATTGTTAATTGTTTTTCTTTTGTCTATTTTTCCATATCTATCATAATCTTTTGTTTCAAATAATTGTTTCATTTGATTTTTATTAAGTTTCATAACATCTTCTATTTCTAATACTTTGTATTTTTGAGGATAGTAGTGATGAGTGTTGTTTGAAAATATAGATATAATCTCATGGTATTTTAATGGAGAATATTTAGCACCCATAAAATTACTTGCTTTTTGTTTTTCCCATATCCAATCATATTTAAACCAAGTCAAATTTGATATTCTTAAATGAGAACTAAATGGCTCACTACCAAATAATGCTATTGCACCATTATCTTTAATGATTCTTTTCAGTTCTTTCCACATTGGTTCAAAAGGAATAACACTATCCCATTTACAGGCTGTTGTGCCATAAGGTGGATCGGTCAGCACTAAATCAATATTTTTATCAAAAATTTTAGAAAGTTCGTCTAGGCAGTCGCCTAAGATTAGTTCTGTTTTACTCAAACAAACCCCCCTCTTTAGTTTCAATGAATGGTTGAATTAGCATCTGGATAATCGGTAGGTAAAACAAACTGTTCTTTTAGAAACTCTGAGAAGTCGTTAGCTTCTTCTTCGTTTTCAAACCCTTGAAAATGAGTAATCACAATTGGTTTCTTTGTGCTTTTATCTTTCATAATGAAGATTATTGTTTTTAGAAATCTATCGTCCATGTGTTTGTAGCATACATTAATTTTTATTTAACCGGTAACGCAAAATCAGGGAGTACCCCAATTAAAAACCCCCCTAATTAGAAACCAAGAACCAAAAATCAAGGAATTATTACTAACGCACTATCAATAGTAATCTTTCCGATAATTAATTGTTATCGGAATAACCAAGTTATTTGTGTTTTAGCTGCAACAGTTGTGATATTTTTGCAACAGCTCACATATAACAATTGCTTTTTATGTGTGCAAGTTTCACCATTAAACCAATAAAACCAATGTTTTTAAATACTTTCTTAATCATTAATATTCTATTTACTCCAGGAAATATTCAAAGGTTGTTCCTTATCACCTTTTAAAGTTATTGTTTCAGCTTGTTTTCCATATCTTTTTGCACTTAATTTACTAGCAGACCATTGATTATGAGCTGTTATAATCTTATAAAGATTAACTAAGTTCTGAGCAGATTTAGGATCTACTACTCCATTTTCTATTTTAGCCTCTAAATCTTTTCTTTTGTCTTCCAGTTCGGAAAGTTTTAAGTCAATAGCTAACTCCTTAGATTTAATATATTTCATCATTAAATTATCATCGTTAATGAGTTCTTTTCTGAAGGATTGCCAAGTATAAGTTTTAATTATTTCAAATGTTTCTCTGATTGTTTTACCATCTGCAATAAGTTCAAGAATTGAGTCGGCAAGTTTATCAGTTAATTTTCTTTTTCTTGGCACAGTTTAAAATCATTCTAAATTAGTGTGAGTCCTCCAGTTAGAAAGGAAAGAAAGAAAGGATCTGAAAGACTCACCGGTTATATATAACTAAATTAGGCAAAACAACTTAAAGAGGGAGTTTTAACCTGTTGCAATTATAACACAATATGTTGTGTATTTACAAGTCAAAAGGTTTCCTAATTGTGTTAAATGTTCTATTAGTGAGTGTAATAGGATTTTTTTTTAATTTACCTTCAAATATCAATTTATCAACTATATTTTGGCAAGTCCAGCTGCCAAACTTAGCATTGTCAATAATCCAAAACATTTGAGTCCAGGACAACATACCATTTTTAAAGTCATTTTGTAATTGCTTAACAATTTCTATTTTGTCTAGCATAGAGTAGTTATTCTTATAGCTTAACTGCAAAGGTTCATTATTGTAATAATATATATCACTCATTTTTTAAACTTCTTAAATCCTTTAAACCCCTTATTATTATTGTTATTATTATTATTGTTATTACTCTCTAAATACTGATTAAATTTTAAGTAGTCTGGTTGCTTAATTTTTAAGTAGTCTGATTGCTTAATTTTTGGGTAATCACTAGGCAATTTTAGACTATATCTGTTTGAGCTTGATAACCTGTGTATAACTAAATAACCATATTTAATAAGCTCATTTTTAGCATTTTGCAAAGTATTCATAGAACAACCTAACTTAGACCTTAAATTAGAGTTTCTAAGATTTCTATAATTACTAGATAAACTCTTAATATAACAAAATAAGACCTTCGCCTCATTTGAGAGTCTATCGTCATAAATGACTTGGTTGGGGATCTGTGCAAATCCTTTTTTTAACTTTTCCATGTTCTTTAATTCCTTCCTTGCCAGACTCTATATACTTAATTTTTAAGTAATCAAATAAGAACAAAACATGAACTAAAAATAATTTGCAATCTTAGAGTTTAATAGTTGACAATATAATACAAAGGTTATACAAGATTATTATATGTCGAATCAAGGTTATCATATTTCAAAAGGTGCTGATGACATCTACTGGATTTTAAACGATGGTGAAATTTTCGTAAAAAATCTATCTACTGATTTAGACACAGCTAAAATTAGAGCAAAAGAAAAACTTGGTTTTGTTCCTCCGGTTTCAATATGGCACAGACAAAAATTTACTTATTCTAAACCTGAATATAGAGAACCAGATTGGTTACTTTTTAATCATCATATCACTACTTATAAAACACATTTAGAAAGAGTTAAATTTTTAGCAGCTAAAAAAGACTGTGAGTCTAGGCAATATGTCGGTTCTGTTGGTGATGTTTTAGAATTAGAATTAATACTTACTGATTTATTTTCTTTTAAAAGCGATTATGGTTCTTGCAATTGTTACAAGTTCAAAGACTCTAATAATAACAGATTTATTTATTTTGGTAATTCTGGACAATTAGATTGTTTTAGAGATGTTGGCGACAAATTCAAAGTTACTTTTGAAGTTAAAAGACAATATGAAGATTTAAACCATGATGTTGTACCTTATAAATTAAATCATATTACTAAAGTTAAAACCAATGCACCTAAAATAAAATGGGAACTTATCCAACCTAAAAACCATGAAATTGGAATTGATGAGGTTTGGGTAGAGTATATCTCAAAAAAAGATTATAAATTTTATTTTATTGATAATCATAATAACAAAATTTTATTTTATCCAAAAAATATCAAAACTTTTAAAGCAGCAAAAGAATTATTATATGATCTATCTGATCTCAATAATGAAGGCAAGTTAAGTAAAGATTACTTAATTAATATAAACAACTAACAAAGGAAAGAAAAATGCAAACACAAGAAATAAAAAATAACAAAGCAATAGAAGAAAACACAATCAAAAATTTTATTGCTAATGAATATATTAAAAACAATAATAAAATTACTATTGTAAGTGAATATTCTGATTCTAACCCAAATATGAATGATGAAAATATGAATCATTACAAAGTAACCTTAAAAAGAAAATATGAATTAAATGGCAATCATTTAGATACTAGATATGGTTATAAACAAATGACTTTATTTTTCAGTCAAGGTTATGGAATATATGGTCAGCCAACTTTAGACAATGTTCTTGATTGTTTAAAAAGTGATTATATTTGTGCAAGAGATGGATTTGAAGAATTTTGTTTAAATTGTGGATATGACCAAGATTCAATTAAAGCTCTTAAAATATATAAAACTATAAAAAGACAATCTAAAAAATTTAAAACTTTTTTGGGAGATAGTTTTAATCAATTATTAAATTGCGATTTATAATTAACAGATCGAAACACCCTCATTCTTGGGGGTGTCTTAGGGTTAATCCCTAACTGATGAGATCAGAAACTAAAAGAAAGGAAACTATGAAAAATAAATCATTTAATACAATGTATAATGTAGGTAAGGCTAAATATGTGATTAATTCTTATGATGGAATTAAAACACATAAAGATAATAGTCCTTTTTATGATATTGAAATTTTTAAAAATAAAAA